CCCCCAGGCGGCGCCGCCAACGACACAAAATTTAGACTAGATAACTTGAATAGTCAGAGTAACTACGGAATTGATGTCCTGGTCTTGCTCGACGGAAAAGAGATATTTAAGTAGAAAGATGTCTTTAAGTATGGGTATGCCGTTACGCTGTTTTTGTGTAGTAGTCTTGTTAATGCCTGATAAAACTAAAATATCGCCTCGCTTGAGAGAATACGAGCTTTTAAGCTCCTTTTTTGATGTGGTAGGGGTTAGGGTATTACTAGATGAAAGTAAGTCCTCGAGGATAAGATGTAAGTCAAAATCAACGTGATCTTTTAAAATAACCGGTTTGAGAGTAATTTTTAATCCAACGTCTTTATACTCATAGCTGTTTTGGGTAGTGGTCTGGGTAGCCGAGGTTTGGCTATTTTGAACTAAATAAGGAATGTTTTGAACGGCAGAGAAATTAACTTCAGTGTGATTTTTAGCAGTCAAAAAAGGGCTAGATATGATCTTGGTTAAGCCGTTTGTATCGAGGAAATTTAAAACACCGAAAAAGCCCTCGCTATCGTTTCTTACAACATTTGAATTAGTCGTGTAAGGCGAAGTGATAAGATTTATATAATAAGCTAAATCGCCGTGATTTAGCGGCTTAAGCAGGCTTTGAAGCTTTGTGCCGCGGTCTTTAATGTCTTTTAGGTTGGTTTCGGTTATAGTAAGCTTGAACTGTACCTGCTCGAGGGGCTTATCAATAGAGGCCACGGCTTGCTTAATTTGCTCATATGCTACATCATCAGCGCGAAAGAATACAGAATTTGAAGTCGTTGAATACGTCGCATTTAGCTCAAAATTTGCCATTATTCGGCGAACGTCCTCGAGGATATAATTACTAAGATCGATACGCCTTAAATCGTAATCAGGCAGCTTTTTATCGGTAATATAGTAAAAATTGTCCTTTTTATAGAGAAATAAACCTTTGGACTCGAGCATTTTTCTAAACATAGAAAGGGTTAAATTTGTATCGTGCTGGTAGATAAAGTAATAATAATTGCCGTCGATACTATCATCTGTTACAATAGCTATATTGTTGGATATACTTGCAAGCTGAGCGAAATTTACAAGATCCGTGTAAATCATTTCAGCTTTAGAAAAACTAATTACGCAAAGAGTTAGGATCAGGATTTTTTTGAAAGTTTTCATTTAGAGCACCTTTAATAGAATTTTGAAATGAAGCAAGCTTGATAATATCAAGCACCGGATTTTTGAAAACAAGGTAATATTCAACATAATGCTTATTTTTCGTTGTAGAATAAAAATAAGCTGGCTTATGGCTTGAAATAACAAAAGATACGTAACTATAAGGGAAAGAGCCAGAACCGCCTTTAAAACGGCAGCTATCGGCGACGCAAACAATCTCGTAAATATAAGCAGCCTCGATAGGCTCGTCGGGTTTAGAAACATTAACCGGCAAAGAATTCCTAGAGGGAGTAGCCGAAGCCGTAGAAACTTGAGGGGTTAAATTTTGAGCAGGCTCGTCATTTTTATACTCGTCGGGAACGGCGAAAAAAGTATTAAATACATAAATAAACGCGAACACGCTTAAAAGAGAGATAATAAGCCCAGCGACCATAAAAAATTTAACTACGGATTTACTCTTGCTGTCCTGGCCGGAATGGTAAAGATTAAAAACTTCCTGATTAAAAGGTAAATTTATATTAAAGTTATTGACCCGGTCGGATTGATACATCTTATAAGAAGTAAAATAAGCGTATTTAAAACGCTTAGAGAATAGACGCTTTGAGCTATCTATCGCGCGGTAAAACTTCTCGGCTACACGCTTGTATTCGTTATTTACAAGGCTTAAATCCTGAGTGATAAATAAAAGGTCTTGATAAAGATGCCTATGGTAAGTAACCCACCAAACGAGAACTGGATCTTCTTTAGCTTTAAAGTAGTTATGAATCTCGTCAACGACAAAGAGGACTTTATAAAGCCTCATTTCTTTAGCTAGCTCGATAAGCTCTTTATCGGTCTTTTTTTCTACCTTGTAAGCGTTATAAAGCTTTGCGAGATTAGCGTAAATTTCATCATAATCAAATTTTAACAGTCGCTCGTCAAGCTCAAATTTAAATTCATTGATATTAGTATAGGCGTAAAGATATTTGTTTTCAGGAAGTTTAGGCTTAAAAATTTTGAAAATACCTTTAAGAGGCTTTGGTTTGTAAATAAACATATACCAAAGCTTATATACCGCAAAATAAGATTTTCCGGAACCTGGATTGCCAACTATATAGGTTATCATGGATTAGAGCTTTGAAATAGAATACGACATAAGCGTATTTTGTATAGAATGAAAAACATTCAAACCTAAACGCATAGCATAAATAGTAATAATTGAAATAATAGGAGCTGAAAAAATATTATAAACATCAACAAAAGCATTCCAAACGCCGAGAGCCCTAATAATATCCATAGCCCAAGCCAAAATTTCATTACTACCGCCAGAAGTAATATCGCTTAAAAAAGATATGAACTGATTGGTTTTATTATAAACAAGAAGCAAAAGAGACAATATAGCAGCAGCATAAGCAAAAAGCATAACAAGAAGAGAAGTATTAACAACAACCATAGCTCCAAAAGTTACCCTTTTGCGTATATAATCAACAACTTTTGACCAACTAAAAAAACCGAAAATCCAAGAAAGAGCAGAATATAAAGCAGACATATTTTATCCCCTAAAAAGACAATATCAATAATTTAATAATCAAAAAAAGAAAACAACCAAAGAAAAAGACGTAAAAAAGATAATAAAAAGCACCGGATGCAGGAGCAACGATTTTACAAAAATCGAAATCTATATCAATGCTATGGCCAAAAAAATCAATAGTTTCTTTATGAGAACATGTCTTAGGAATATCTTTTTTTGAAATATCATTAAGGCCATTACCTTTAACGTTTTCGATAAATTGATCAACACCATTTTTAAAAGTATGAAAATTTTTAGTAACATCGCTAATAGCTTGAGAATATTTACTAGTGAAATCATTTTCACCACTTTTTAAATCATCATATTTAAAATCACCCTCTTTAAATTTAACATTATCACCACTTCCGCCGCCGCCGCCACCTGGATTAGGATTTGGATTAGGATTAGGGGAATCTCCTGGATTAGGATTATTTTGAGAACCGCCATTATTACCGCCACCGCCAGAATTTCCGCCGCCACTATCTCCACCAGGATTAGGATTATCCGGATCAGGCTTAGGATCATCAGGTTTTGGATCAGGTTTTGTTTTATTCTCGTCGGGTTTTGGATCTGGCTTAGGGTCTGGATCGTTGTCAGGTTTGCAATTTGGATTTGTAAAAGAATGCTGAATAGAACCATCACCACAAGAACCTTCAAGCTGACAACCATCAAGAGAACCGCCATTTTTACCCCAAAATGTTGGATCAATAGAACTATTACCATAACCGCGACAAATACATTTTAAAACAGACAATGGATCTTTTTCACCACTACAATCTATGCAAGAACCATCAGTAAAAGCAAATTTGTTAATCTTGCCATCTTTACGGCAATCATTAAAACAAGTATTCGTTTCAGGATCCCAAGATTGACCGGCAGAACAACTTTGGCACTGTTTAGTATTAGTGTTAAAATTTTCTCCAGATTGACATGTTTTTACCTTTGATAAAGAAGTTTCAGTATAATAAGAAAATTCAACATCTCTAGCGCGTTTTTTGTCTTCATCAGAAACAAAAGGAGCGCATTTATTAACCCTACCGTCAGGATTAAGAATACACGAAATTTTAGTACTAGAAAAATCAGGGGAATAATTAAATAAACTAAAAGAGTCTTTATTATAATAAGCTAAAAAATAACCGCTATCATTCAGAAAAGAAACATTAAAGCACATGTAATCAGTATTTCCAATCTCAAAAACATCATTACCGATTTTTAAGTAATTATCTTTTAAAAACTCAGGTTGAGCATGAGAAATAGAGGAAGCGTGAGGGGGTTGAACTAAATAACCATTATTTGTACAGTTGTTATAATGTTTTTTAATATAATCAATTCCCTCGGAATCGCCAGAAAAGAGATTTAAGCAAAGGGCAAAGATTAGGAGGATAAATTTAAATAAACCTCGCATGGAGACGGCCTATTTAATCAATTTCTTAGCTAAGATGCTTATACAAAGTGAAAAGGGAAATGATATAAATAAGAAATAGATAAATATGCTAGCAAAATAATCGAATGAAGGAACGCCAGTAATTGTAAACATTTTAAGCACCTTAGCTAAATTTATGAACGAGCAGAATAAACAGCAAATTTACAAGAAAGCCGAATAAAATACCCGATAGAGCCATCATAAAGTTATATTGTTCTTGAGAAAGACCGAGATCAATCATTAGCCGATCTCCTGAAAAAATCAATCGCAAGAGATACCACAAAATAAGCGACAAAGGCTCCAAACATAGGAACGTATAGAGAAAACATAAATTTGTAAAATTTAGCCAACTCTATAAATTCAAACATACTAGAGCCTTTGGAATATTCAGATTAACCGACTTTGCGGATCATTCTGAACGCTATTGAAACAACAGCGATAGCAGCAAGCGCACCAAATACGGCAGCACCGACGGCGTAAACGTTGGCTAGGTTAATAGTACCTGTAACGGTTCCATCTGTGCCCATAGTTAAATCAGCGGCAGTAGCGTTTATTGCACCGGCCGAAGCAATAACAAGGGCAGTAGCCTTACCTTTAGCAGTAGAAAGAAACTTAGGCATAATAGCCTCCTTGATGTAAATTTAGTAGTTTTTTGAGCTACTTATTTAAAAGCTGAAAAATAACGCTTAAATAAGTAGCCGAATAAAATCCGGCTAAATTTAAAACAAACCAGGCTCAAGCTCAATATTAAGCTTATAGCCGCGAGCCTTTAAAAGTTTGATAATGTCTCTTATAGATAAATCTATGTCAGACACGTTATCGTAATGAGTGTCATATTTGCCAGTACCGTCATCAAGGAGATAAAAACGCTCTCTAAACTCCTTAAAATCTGTATAACACTTTTCTACAATCTCGACCATTTCATCAGCATTGTAAGGATTTTTCATATTAAGCGCCTTTGGAAGCTTTATCGGTTGGCTTTGAATCAAATAAGAAGTATTCGTAAGGCTCGGCTACGGCTATAATACGCTGATCGCCAGCAGGGAAACCGCCGTGTAGAACAATAGGGCCTTTTTTAAGTTTTTCGCGAACAGCATTCCCAACGAGCCCAGCGGTAACGTCATCAGGGCAAACGATTTTAAATACTACGGGTTGCTGAACGCTATCTATAATGCCGGTCTTTTTGTTTTCGACATCATAAACGTTTACAGTAGATATTCGGACAGATGAGGAATAGTCATTACCCTCAAATTTACCAGAAGCGGAACTCCTGATAAGTCCCTTAACAAGTGTATAAGTTACTTCGTAACCTTTATCAACTAATTCCATAATGCACCTCTTTAAAATGAATTTAGAGCATAAACACCGCCGCGGAGGTGCTCTATGCCTAGACGCGGCGGAAACAGTTTCACGCCATGTTCAGGGCGGAATTCCATAATTTTTGATATAATCCAAAAATATGAAATACTTTCAACAAATTAGATTTCAACAATGAAATTATTTCATATATAAGCTTAATATAAAATAAAAAATGAAAGAATTTCTATAAATATGGAAAAAAAAGAAATAGCAAATTTGCTAGAAATAGAGCTTAGAACGCTTTATAATTGGGAAAAAAATAGACCAACTCTGTATAAATTTATAGTTGAAAATATTGATAAATCTATTGAAAAGAATTCTAAATTTGACGAATTAAAAGAATATTTTGAAAAACTTACAGAAAAAGAACAAGAATTTTACTTATCAAATATAAAAATAACTGTATTAAAAAAAGAGCTAGGACAATGAAAAAAATAATAGCAATAATATCAATAGGAATAAAATTAATAGCTTTAGATTTTGGAAAAGATGTTGATATAGTAGGAAAATGGTATATAAGAAGCGTAGATGATTTATCGTTTGCGTTCGCATCAGGAGCTGGAAATCAATGGACGTTAAATTTTAGACCAGACGGAACAATTTACGACATATTAAAAGATAGGGAAGTTAAAAAACAAATTAATTGGCAATATTCAAAAGAACCGGGAGTAGTGAGTATAAAATTTCAATTGGAAGTAGACAATAAACAATTTGTTGAAGCAATGATCGGAAATATAATGAACGACGACATAAAAATAAAAAGAAAATTAGATTTAGTAGAAAATAGGGGTTGTTATTTAGTAAATATAATAAACAAAGAAAGAGTTGTATATATGTGCGAAATCTTAGATAAAAAAGAAAGCCAACAAAGAGAAAGAGAAAGAGCAAAAAGAGTTATTAAAATAAATTAAAAAAAAGGAAAAATATGGACGAATATTTTAAAAACATGAGCAAAATCATGGAAGAATCAGCAAAAGGTATGCAAGATTTTAATCAAGCAATGGCAAAAGGAGCAACACAAATGTATTATATGGGAACAGCAGAGGCAATAATAAGCATAATAATAACAATAGCAATGATATATTATATTTTCAGAAGCTATAGCTTAGCAAAAGAAGCAGAAAGAAAAATAAAAAATTTAGAATTAAGATTTTATGAACTAGAGGAACACATTGAAAAAACAACAGGAGAAAAAATAAGGCATAGGGCTTTTTTTGATTAAAATAACAAAAAACGCCCAAAAAATGGGCGTTTTAAAAGAGATTTTACAGCCCATAATCCTCATAACCCGAAGGTCGGCGGTTCAACTCCGTCCCCCCCCACCAAAAACAAAAATT